GGGACAGGTTGGGCTGACTAGTGGGTATGAGGTCAAAATCTATCCACAGACCCCTTTAACTAGCACTGAAAGGGCGAAGGAAAGGCTTTTAGATTTAACCGCGGATGAGAAGGAATATAATTTCAGGAAGCAGGCGTTCGGTGAAGCGATCGCTAATGAGTGGCTCAAAAAACAATACCCAGATTGAATATTAGATTGGATTATGGCACTGACTTATTCTGCTTTTATTGAGTTTTTCCCAGAGTTTAGCCCTGACACGACGCAGGGAATCTTTAACAATAACTTAGAGACTGTATTGGCAATTACCAATGGCTATCCGGCCTTAACTGAGGGACGGCAGCGAGATTATGCAGTTGCGTGTCACCTAGCCATGCTATTGGAGACAAAAGCGGCGGCCGCGAGAGGCCAATCGGGGGGATCTGTCCTCCAGGAAAAGACAAGGGACGACGAGATTCGTTACGCCCCAGTTAAAGACGATTCCCTCACTGGAGACAACAAATATGGCAAGATATTGAAATCTATTTTACGGGTTTCATATGGAGTTCGCTGCTGAGTTATAATAAAAACATGACAACTCGAACCGTACCGGAAATCCCAGCCCCAACTGAAGTGAAAAGACAGATACTCGCTGTCATCCAAGACTCGTTGGGAACCTACCAGCCAGCAGGGAGGATAGCTTATACAATAGGTAATCCTCCTGATGGAGCAACAGTCGATGGAGTTGAATGTATTCAGCAGATAACCCCTAGAATTGTTGTAAGAGGAGGTAGTGACGCGAGTTACTGGGATGTTGAGACAGATATTATCTTAATCGCTCATCAGAGGGCAGTAATTCCCTCCATGATGAAGGCGGCCTACGCTCTAATGGCTTCCGCGATTAAGTCAAGAATGATCTCGACTCCATCTGTGGGAGGGGGAGATTTGGATAAGGTTCGAGTGACAATCGTAAATAACTTTCTGATTCACAACTAACACAATTGAGGTAACAGTAGTCATGGCTTACAATATTCCGTTCTTAGATGAGGCGCTACGGGTAGATCCTCTCCAGTTCGACTTCGAGTTGAACCCAGAATTTCTCCCTCCGGCTACAAACACACGGACAATCGCAGGTTACGAAATCCCCATGATTGGGGAACTGACAGTCCTAGAGAAGTGGTTTTTCGGTTACCTAGACTCACTTTATCTGGCGCGGGCAGCAGCAGGCACACCCAAAATGGAAGTGTTGGTAAATAAATTCATTGCTGCCTATCCAAAACGATTCAAGACTGCGGCAGAACGCGAGTACGAGAAGGTTGCTAGCCTACTCTTCTCCGCCGAGAAGGATGACGAGATTAACGCCTTCCGAGCCGAACATCTGGGTGAATTGCAAGAAATTGGGGCGACTTTCGTTCGCACAACGGGAGAGCAACTGGCTCGGATTTCATTCTTCTTGGCTAGCCGTGTGGACGCAGATTTTAACTCGAAGAAATTGGGGTATATGAGTGCAGAGAAATTGGCGCTCTTATCGGCAGGAGTCGAGGACGTAATTCGACTAGAGGAAGGCAAAATAACATCAATAGAAGGGGTTGAGGACGAGGGAAAAAAGGAAAAGGTGGAGTAACGCGATTCAATCCTTCCAAAGTGTATTTGGCGTTAGCCGTAGAGGGGATGCCCGTAGCTGATGATCGGTTTAATCGGAAACAGTTCGGGTATCTCCCCCTATCTCTGGTCGATGCCACTTTTGAAGCCTTGAAGAACAAAAGGAACCTTGACTCATATTCCACTGCCCGCCAAGCCCAAAACTTTATGGCGGCGAACAGGGCAGAAGATACAGAGGTTCCCGAATTGCATTACTTCCTTCCACACCCTGACTCTTGGCTTAGAGAGACACAACGTCATACTATCCCGATATCAAGGGAGGCCGCTAGGATTCTGTGTAAAGTGTTGTCTGTCACCAAAAACAGCACGTTCATTACTGCAATGACTGACTATCGGGATACAATACAAGCAATAGCAGGAGGTTAGAGTTATGAATGCCACAGATAAAGGGTTGTTGATCGCTAACGAGGCCAGGGAGTGGATTGGAACCCCCTGGCGGCACAACCAGAGGGTGAAAGGGATAGGAGTTGATTGTGTGGGGTTGGCAATGGCGGTCGCCGAGGTAGCTGGGGTTTACCTTGACTATGGCAATTACGAACGCCGTCCCCGCCAGGACTCTCTATATCAGACACTCCTATCTTGCCCCGAACTGTCCCCGAAGGAATGGGTGTGCGATCGCGAACCTGGCGACCTTTTACTTCTCCGGGTGGGGAGGAGTCTGTGCCACGTCGGAATCGTCACAACCAATGACACTTATGTTCATGCCAGTCAGACTGCGGGGAAGGTTGTAGAGGCATATCTGAGTCAGAATGTCTTAAAATATGTTCATGCAGTCTTTCACGTAAAATAATGGCTAATGTAGCAATTCCCTTAGCAATCGGAGCCGTCTCTAAATTAATTGGCGGCGGCTCTCAGCATATCAGGCGAGAGATAGGTAGTAAACTAGATAATTTAGAAGTCACGAGAGCAAGGCTAGGCAGCCCTGTATCCTCGGTAAAGGGTCGTCGTCGGATTAATGGCTGCAATATTTTTTGGGCGCCTCCATTAAAGGAACAGATTATTGAATCCACACAAACAGCCGGGAAAGGTACGGGGTCAATTACCGAAGTACGCTACACATATTTCTGTACTTTTGCCGCTTTAATTTGTGTCGCACGACCTGATGAGTATCTCTCCCTCAATCGCATCTGGTTTAATAACGAGATGGTTTATAACGAAGGGCATATGTTCACAGACGAGGATGCCCTCGCTAATGGATATTTTTCTGATCAGCATTTAGAATTCTTTAGTGGACAAGACAATCAAGATTTGTCGACAATTATTTCAGATGTGGAGCCAGATTTAGACGAAAAGTTCAATCTTGGGTGGTGGTGCTATATCGCGATTAGGAACTACCCGATGTTTCGCTTTGGCCGAACTCTCCCAAAGGTAGACTGCGAAGTGGAAGTAACAGGACACCCGACAACTTCTCCATCGGCAATCATCTTTGATATGTGCAAAGATTGTGGCTTAGAAAATCAGTCTGTGATCACTGTTCCCCAGACCACAATAGAAGGCTATGAATATCCCAACAATGGAGGTACTCCCCGCTCCATTATTGAGGATGTGGAACAGATTGGAGACTTCTACAGTTGCGAGCGGGGGAACGGATTGAACTTCGTTCCTCAATCGGCTCCGATTAACACATATTATCTAAATTTGGACTCTGATATTGCTTGGGAGGAGGGAGAGCAGGAAAAGCCTTTTTATTCAATCAGTCGCGACTATCAAACAGGGATCCCGACAGAAATACAGTTAAAATATCGCAACGTTAATGCCCTGGAGGAAGTCGGTCTCGCCGAGGCGAAACTAAGACTCAAGAACTGGGAATCAAAGCTGGTTATTGAAAGCAGCGCTACGTTGTCAGATGGTGTCGCGGCACGGGTCGTTAATGAGGCTTTATACCGATTCTGGACACAACGCAAAAAGATTCGCTCTTTGGTTCTCTCCCCTGCCTTCAGCAGCCTTAAGCCAGGGGAGGTCATCAGCTTTTTTAGTAATGGCTTGCAAGAAAAATTTCTCGTTACCCGTGCGGCGATAGGCGCTAACCTCTTAGTTGAAGTGGAGGGTGTTTATCTAAACGATGGTCTTGTTGTGCCCTTACAGCCTCATCCAGATGATGGAGACTACTACCCCGTTGTCAGTATCCCGTTCTATGACTATCCCGCACAGGGCGTGGCAGTTCAGGTGCAGGGACAAGTCCTCGTTGGGTTCGATGTGAACCGCTGGCAGGGCGGGACGGTCTCTTTTGCCCCTCCATCATCCACTAACTTTGAGTCAGGGAATCAAATCGACTTAACACCTTTTGTAGGGCAGCTATTATCCCCTTTAAGCGCGGTCGCCCCTCAAAATACTATAATCTATTCTCCAGTACGAATGACCGTGCTACGGGGCAAAATTGAGTCGATTACGACCGAACAGTTAGTTAAGTATGAGAGGGTGTTCTTGATCGACTCTGAAATTATCGCGATCAAGACGGTCACAAACGAGTCTGACACAATTATTGTGGCTTCAGAGATAGTCAGGGGACTATTCAATACTGATATTGCTTCCCACTCTATCGGGACTAAAGTGTGGGAACTAAAGCTGGGTGTCTCACTCCCCGCGTATAGCAGCGGGGCAACAATCGATGTTTCCGCAGTCCCCACTGGGAAACCCGCGACAGAAGCTCCTGTTCTAGACTCCGTTACGGTAGTCGATCAGGTAGTTGCCCCAACTGCGGCGTATCTCTCCCGCTCAGGGAATGACCTATCGGTGAAGGTCATCTCCCCTCTAGATGAATTTGTCCCTTGGTTCGTGGTAAAAGACCAGTCTTATAACTTTGTCTTAAAGATCTACAATGGCGCGTCTGTCGTTCGTACGACCAATCTAAGCGGCGGGACGATTCTCGATTACTCTTATCCCGCGGCTTCCCAGATTGCCGACTTCGGAGCTGTGCAAACCTCCTCACTCAAAGTTGGCATCTCTAAGCAATCGCTTGCTTCCTTTGTCCTCAGCCCTGAAAAAGTCTTTACCCTCCCTGTGGCCTCCGCCAGTTGATAAGATAGATTCGTTGTTATCTAGAGGCACGAGATGGAACTTATGCAAGTCATCCTGTTCATCCTACTGTTCGCCGCCGCGACTTATATCGCTCCCCTAATCCTCTTTCTAGTCCTACTTCTCTCTGGGAATATTTAATTGTTTCCGTTGTGGGAATCCCCATAACGCCCTCCCTTTCAAAAGCAACAGCCCCGACTTAAATCGGGGCTGTTGTGTGTGTAGGGTGTGGAGGAAAATCTAGATGTTGTCGAAAGGCAGCTCGGCTTGTTTTGCTTCCTCTACCTTCTCTAGCCAAGAGGCCTTTTGGAGTCGCTGGTGCAGCCATAATTGCCCTTTCCCCGTGACGAGGGCGAAGGGGATGAGTTTACCTTCGACAGTCTCAATGGTCTGGCTAACCTCGAAATAACCCGCGTCTACCCACTTCTGATAAGGGAGGGTGCTGTCTTTGAGGATAACCCCACACTCGCGCATCTGGCGGAATAGACGAGTGCGTCCGGTATTTATCATCTTAGCGAAGGCATTGAAGCTGATTGCGTCGTCTGTCGCCTCCACAGCATTCGCATAAGAGACTAACGGCGCGTCTAAGTCGATTTTGGCTGCCATGACTTGGTTGTCGGCCAAGAGTAACGCCTTCTCCTCCTCGGCCGCTACCAATGCCTTGAGTGCCTCCAGATAGTTTTGTGGGAGTTGCCGCTGTTCGACTTGCGGGAGGGAGACAGTACCTTCTGTCATCAGTGTCTTGATTTGCTGTAACATCCAAATCTCGAAAGGAATCGAACACCAAGCAGCAAACTTGATAGCTACCTCCTCAATCGCCCATGTGCCAGTGGTTTCTGGCGCACCACCTACATTTGACACCATTATGGGAAATCCCATAATGCCCTCAAACTCAGTCAGAAACTCGGCTGTAGCTTTTAGACGATTCCAGTCAGCAATCAATTTGCCACTGGCTTTTGCCATATCGGTGAGGGAAACCCACACACGCCCGTCGCGATTCTCGAACCGGACTTTGTTAGAATTGAAACTGTAAACTGCTAGACTAGACATAGTTAACCTCTGATACGGGTTGACTGCGAGTGATAATGCCCCTTTACCGAGGGGTTCTCGCGTTTATAGACTCATTATAGCACAAACTCCATAGTTTAGCACCCTCCTTGGATTGTTTCCGTTATCGGGATCCCGATAACGCTCTCAAACTCAGTCAGGAACTCGGTTGTGGACTTCAAAGCGTTCCAATGTCCCAATTGCTTACCACGCTCTGAATTTAAACCCGATGACTCGTTTGACTTGATTATCTGGTCTATGGGAATCCCAATAGACCCCGAAAACTCAGTCAGGAACTCGATTGTGGATTTTAGCTGAGTCCAGTTACCTAGTAGCTTACCACTGGCTTTTGCCATGTCGGTGAGGGAGACCCACACACGCCCGTCGCGATTCTCGAACCGGACTTTGTTAGAATTGAAACTGTAAACCATTAAGCATAACATAGCTTACCTGCCTTATAAGGTAAGAGAGAGAGACGAAGCCCCTTAGGAGAGGGGTTTCTCTCTTTTGGCACAAAACCCGTACAAGTACCGATGCCCTTCTTACTCCTTTCAATGGACAATGATTAAAAAATCCCGTGCAGGACAATGGACAAGAAGACGATTAATGAATTTTTACTATGTCTCGCCCTCATCGCTTGTGCCACTGGCATAACGGCTTTCAGGAACGGGGACAAAGACATCGCTATCACCATGATTGCCACCGCGGGGGCTATTTATCGTGGGCAATCACAGTCGAAAGACTGACCCGATCCACAACTCCCAACTATTTCGCCCGAACGCCATACGGCTCTAAGGCTAGAGGCTTAAAAGCGATCCATTACATTGAGTGGCTGGGTAGTTGTCCACCGAAGCGATCCACAACTTTTAACTAAAAGCCCTGAAAGCCTTACGGGCGTTGGTGTTGAGGCCTGTTGGCGATCCACAACATCTCAAAAACCAACTACTTCGCCGGAACGCCTTATGGCTCTAAGGCTAGAGGGGCAAAAGCGATCCATTACTTACTTAAGTATTTATATAAGTAAGTAATGGATCGCCTTTCCCTCTTACCCCCCCATCTATAGGAGGGCAGGGGGGGGGATGAGTCGTTACCAAGAGGGGAGTGACAATTGAAGTCGGAGCCGTAGTCGGGTAATTGAGTGTCGCTGTTCGGCGGGAGTTAGGCGAAAGCCTTCTAAGGTTTCTATACACTGGATTAGTTGGGGCTTGCTTAGCTGGCGAATGTTGCGGGGAGAGGAAGCTTCGATCGCTTGCACTTTGGTTAGGTTGTTAGGAAGTTCAATCATTTTCTTGTCCTCTATCTCTATACTTCCAGTGTACCCAGGTTACAGTAGAAATACAAGGGGGGATGAATTAGTCGTATTTATAAGAAGGGTGAAATGCTATAATATTTACTAATATTGCTGAGAAAGGTATGGCAACATTCCAAGACTATTGCGAGAAATTGATAGAGAAGGCGGCGCAAGAATATCTTGAGACCGCGACGAGGGTGATTGAAGAGGACTTGGCGTGGGCAGGGTTCGAGGGGAGAGTCACGTTTAGAAAAAGTGGAGAAGTGGCAACCTTCCCCCGCAATATTGTCGATACGGGGAACTTAAGGGACTCTAGTGCCACGGACAGAAAAGCTTGGGATAGGGTAGATGTTTCGTGGGATGGAAACGGGGAGACGCCCCCTGTCGAAGTGCATGAGGGTAGGAGGACAAAAAGAGGGTATATCCCAGGGAGACCGTGGACAGACGTAGCTCGACAACGATTTGAGAATAGGGTATAATAAAGCTATGCAAATGGAACCCGTTATCGTCCCAATCATTTTAGATAAGCCGTCCTTTGAGGCGGCTCAAAATGCGTTGAGAGATATGGGGAAAGGTGGTGCGGATATAACCGTCCCGACTGCGAGTGCAGGAGAATTTGCAAAAGCTTTAAGGAACGCTGCGGGTAGTGCTGATATTTTAGGCCGTAGGCTGTCATTAGCCAAGAATGACCTATTCGTTATGGCAGCACAAGCAGGGGTGCTGTCGTCTAAATTAGGTGGGGTTGCGACGCAATTTAGGAGTGAGTTGGTAGCGGCAAATAGAGAACTAGAGACGATACTAGGGAAAGCGCGGAATCCTATTCGAGTAGAAGTGTCAAGCATTAGCACCGTGAGGATGGGATATGGAGGCAGTGTAGGTAGTGGAGTCGGGATAGGGACACAGGATCTAGTCAAACAAACCGATCGCGTTGTTTCAAAACTCAACGAATTGAAGCAAGCCGCCAAGGGCGGGGGAATTTTTGGCGGTGTGGCTGCGGGGATAAGCTCAATCGGGGCGATCGCGGTTGGAAGTGGACTTGGGCAGATAGGAGGGAATGCAGGACAGCAAGCGATTGGGATATTGATAAAAGGAATAGAGGATGGACTGGGGCGTTATGGGGACTTCGGGATTCTGCGGAAAGGGATACAGGGGACTATTGCGTCAAAGATTAAAAATGCCTTTGATTTTAGTCCCGACAAAATAGATGAACTTGCGCGGGGGCGGGACTCCAGTTTGGGGGCGGCCGTCAAAGTAGTTATCGGTAGGAAGTTTAGGACGCAGATTGAGCAGATTGATGACGCTATTATCGAAGCGTTAGGGGAAACAGAGGTTTTTGCTTCCAGGGGCAGGAGGAAAAGGCTAGAGGCGAACAGAGCAAAGAGAAGTCAGAAGGATATGGACATCTCTTTGCAAGACCAGTATCAAGAAGTGTTCACAAGGAACGAGACAGAAACATTATCTTTGAGGGCAGAACAGGGGAAATTCAAAGCCATTGAGGCAGAATTAGAGAAGAGACTGGCACAGAATACAGAGCTTGACGCTGCTCAAGCGGCAAGCCTTAAAGAGATGATGGAGCTTAGCAATAGGCTCAAGGATCCCAGTAATTTTAGCTCGTTAAAAGAGCTGGAGGCAAAACGAGAGGAATACCAGAAATTAGAGAAAAAGAGTAAAGAATTAGATTACATCGCCAATATCAAAGCCGCCCAAGCTTCAATTGAGCGGCAAAAAGAATCTATTAAAAAGACAGAAGAGAACATAGTCAAGTTAGGGAACGAACGGTCAAGGATACTTGATCGCCCAATAGAGACCGATGTGCCAGACGACCCGAAGGAAGCGCAAAAGATTCTGGCAGAGAGGGCTGCAAAAAAAGCGGCCGACGATAAAAGATTGGCTGAAATTAGCAAGCGGTTTGAAAAAGATAGTGACTTATTTGAGCGGAAACAAACACATCTCGACAAAACGGTAGAAGAGTCGAAAAAACTCCCTGGCATAACTCCAGAGGAATTTGGGCAATATACAGAGGCTTTAGGTGAACTGGAGGCAACGATTGCTCGCCGGGAGAGAAAGATTAAAGATTCTGCGAAGGAATTGCAGAAACTAACAGAGAAAATAGCTAAGACAGATCCTTATGCTCATCTACCCGTCGTCTATAAAGAGGCGTTGTCTGAGGCTGGGATACCTTTAGATAAAGCTCCAAAACTCACCCGTACCAATGTAACTGGTGTGCACGGGGTTATGAGGAGTTTTGAGAACCAATTACAAGTGTCCGATGACATGATAGAAGAGATCATGCAAGGGACTGTCAAGGCTTATGAGTTATTGTCGCATGAGTTAGCACACTTCAATCAGCAGCAGAAAGGAAGTATAGAGCTGTTCAGAAATGCTCTCCAAATGAATTCAGTTGACAACTTTAAAAAGTCTAAGGGGAGACAGCTTTATACCCAGAAACAACTTAAAAAGATGCTGGTGCCTCAAACAGACGAGGATCTGGCAGCGGCAGAGGAAGTTAAGCGCTCGTACAATGACACATGGAATGATCTACCAGTCTTCCGTAAAAGAGAGGAGCTAGATGCCCATATTAGAGCGAAACGAGCGAGTAAAAAATACGAACAATCCATACAACAGAATTTAGGTCTCGACTTTGCCTATTCAGGTGTAGTCGAGAAAATGATGGGGAATGTTGCTCCTGAGCAGGAAATAAAAAAGGTTGCGCAAATATCTGTGGAGGCTACGAAAGGCCTAGAAGCTGTCGGGTTAGCCGGGAATAAAATGGTTGTTGACCTCTCCGATTTGCTTCGTACTGTTTTTACTCAAAGGGATCAACTTTTGGATACCCTGAGAAAAGGGAAGATGACGGGGGATATTAGCCCTGAAACGATAGAAAAAGAGGTACTCGAGCTAGGACAATTATTTGGGCAAGCCTTTTCTTTAAAAGGGGAATTGTTAAAGAGTGGGAAGTTTGGGATGTTTGCGGCAGCCGGAAGAGCAAATCAGGCTGCCGATGTAGGCAAAGCTGAGGCGTTACAGGGTGCGATAGGGGAGACTGCTTTCGCAGCGGAGGCGTCTGGGATTGAATCTTGGGACTATCTAGAGAAGGTGGCTGACGATCTCGCCCGAATAATCCAAGGGAAGGAGCAAATAGAATCGTTACTACAGAAAAGGAATAAAGAGGGAGACATAAATGCTGAAGCTGTTAAATATATTACTGATTTTAGTGAGGAGTTTCAGTCCGTAGTAAATGCAGCGGGAGAGTTTATCTCGAAAACCGTACAAATAATTAAAGACCAAAAAGAGGGGAATATTCCAGATCCCTGGTTATCGATGCCTAAAGAGCAGATGCCAGGGGGGCATTATGGGAAGCCATTAGCCGACTTCCCCGCGGTAGGCAAGCGCCATGACATGGAGTCAGGCTTACACGACCCCTGGCTAAATGATCTGGAATACAACGCTGTTGAGTTTTCAAGGCAAGCAACCGAAGTCGCTAAAAAGACGCAGGCGGTGATAGGGAGTGGCATCGATGCCGTGAAGGCTGGCTGGCAGGCATCGACAGAGGCATTAGAGACAATAGGGAAAGTTATAGAGCCAGGGATTAAGGCGGCACAAGAGGCGTATAAGATTGCCAGTGCAGTCGAACAGGCGGCGTTTCTAGCGATTCCAGGCGCTAACATCGCCAAGAAAGGAATTCAAGCAGCGGCTCTCCCTGTTGGCTTAGGGGCGCTTACAATTGCCAATCCTGTAATAGGAGGAGCCGTCCATGCCTTGGGTGGTGGAGTCGCTGGCTTGGCGGGCGGGGGACTAGGTGCAATAGGTGGCGCAGCAGGGACACAAGCGGCGGCGCTTCTCCCCGCATCCATTACAGGCGCGGCTGGGGCAGTTAGTGGGGCGGTCGGGGCGATCGGTAACTTGACTGGCGCAACTGGGGCGTTGGCTGCCGCTGGCGGCGCTGTGGCTCACATCGCGGGGGATTTGGCGGTCATCATCGGTATCGGGAGTGCCGCCGGAAAAGCGGTTGAGGCAGGCGCGGCACAGCTTCTCCCGTCCGAGATGAAAACTCTCCAGAAGGAAGTCAAGCAATTAAAATCGGCGGCGGGTGGGACAAAAGCATTGAATCCCGCTCCTGAGATAGGAGTTTTTAAAACTGCCTTAAATGAAATTGACAACCTAATTAAATACGTAAATCCCGCGTCACGGTCGGCTGCTGCCAAGGGGCGAGAACAGAAATTAGCTCTCACACCGGGGGATGATGCCTCACATCGTATAGAGGCAGCCGAAATGGCAATGACGGCGGTAGAGTCGGTTCAGGTTGAAATCTCTAACCTGATAGAAGGAAAACCCCTTACCGCAACTGTTAAACAGCTACAGAAATTAGAGGGACAAGCAGAAGCCTTAAAGAGTCGTGCGGCTGGGATAAGGAATTCTCAGCAAAAAAGACTAGCATCTCAACAGTCGGGGGGTCAGACGACTGTTGAGGTCGATATGTCATCAGGGCATGAAAGGCGTATTAGGCAGGTCGGGGAAGACGAAGGGCTGTCCCTAAGAGCGGCGGCTATGGGGAAAGCACTAGATGCTGTCAATGCCCTCAAAAATGCAGAGTCCAAAGCCACAGCGGCGGCAAAAGAGAACTGGAATATTGCCGCTAATGCGATAGATGGATACATAAAGAAACTAGACGAGGCTACGGCAGAAGTCCGTAAAGATGCTTTGCAGAAAGCAGGGGAGGCTGCTGTTTCCGCTGCTAACGCTAAAGCGAACGCCGAAGTGTTTACAAAGGAATTTGCCGCTAACTACAAGAGAATTAGGGCAGAACAGGTCAAACAAAAAGAGGCTGGAAAGGATTTTGACGTTAATCTTCGGGCGCTTCCATCTGGGAAAACTAAGAGTTTTGAACGGTTAGAGGTAGAGGCGGAAGATTTACTCGCTGCGAGGCAAAAACAGCTTAACGATTTTATTAAAGCAGAGCAGGAGTTCTTTAGAAAGAAAGGCAAAACGGTAGAGGAGACAGAAACTACTTTCAAGGATCTTTTCCTTAATAACCTGAAAAAGGTAAAGGATTCCTTAGCAAGCTCCGCTAAAAACTTTAAGGAAAAACGTGCGTTAGATAAAGAAGTTTATGACCTTTATATAAAAATCTCTGATGAGGAGAGAGTTGGGGCTGCGATCAATCTAGGGAAAAAACGCAGGGAGTCTACCCCTACGGCCCCAATGTCACGGGAAAAAATAGAGAAAGAAGCAAATGCCCTCGTTGAGCAATCAAGGGTAGATGTTGATAAGTGGGTTGCGGATAATAGGAAAAACCGCCGTGCGCAGCTGAGAGCCGAGGGGAGAGAGACAGCCTATAGCGCTAAAGAGGCAATCAAGGAAGTTCACCTTGGGTTAAAAGAATCCTGGAAGGATGTTTTTGGGGCCGTTCAAAATGGATTTAAATCCCTGTTCGCTAACTTTGGGTCTGACTTACTCGGTGCAATCGGACTCTATTCAATAGGTGACCTACTGGTTAATAAGGTTCGGGACGCTTTCAACGTGGCACTAGAGGAAGCTCCAGCTCAGCTCGCCCTAGACAGTTTTGGCGGGAAAGGGACTTATGACCGGATAACGAAACAGGCTGATGATTTAGGTCTGAAGTTAGATGGTGTGGCTAATGCCGTTAAGGGATTTATAGCCAATACCAGCGACGTTTTTAGCCTAAAACAGCAAGATTCTATCCTCAATGGGATAATGGAAGGCTTGGCGATAATGTCTCCCACATTGCAGCAGGCAGAAAAAGCTTTCTTAGCTATCACCCAGACATCGGGTAGAGGGACTGCCAGCTTAGAAGAATTACAGAATCAATTAGGCGATGCCATGCCAATCGCACTAAAGGCAATGGCACGGGAAATGGGCATGACGCTGGGAGAGGTGAGAGACTTGATTGCGGCAGGCGGTCTTGAATCCAAAGTCGCATTAGAGAAAATGGCGACTGGTCTCTCCAAAATGGCAAAGGAAGGCGGCGCATTAGGGAAACAGTTAGACTCCCCTATCGCTAATATGAACCGCCTATCTAATACCTCACGGATGATATTGAAAAACATGGGGGACGGGCTCTTAAAGGTTGCTGGGATAGGGGCGAAGGCGTTAAATGCGATTCTCTCAAATCAGGTACTTCTGACGGGGGCACTAACCCTTGCTGCTGGGGCTATCACATCCCTGGCAATAAAATTAATGGGAATCCCTATAATTGCTGGCGCGATCAAGACTGCCTTCATGCTCGTCAGGGAAGCTAGTATCGGGATGATGGTAGGTTTGGCTACCAATCCTTTGGTGTGGGTAGGGGCGGCGGCGGCTGGGTTGGCTGCGGTGGCTGTTCATCAATTCCAAGTAAATGAACAGTTCCGTGACGGGGTGATTTTGGCAGGCGATATGGCGGCTGTTCTAGCCGGAGATATCTGGTCAGGTGTCACGAACGTATGGGAACAGGCGACGGAGGTCTTCTCTCTCCTCTATGACAAATTTGGAAAACTAATAGAGCGTGTAGCAGAGCTAGGGAAAAATATCAGATGGTTAGTCCCCGGTGCGAATTTATTTAACGGTGCTGAAATCCCCTCGGACTTAGAGGCAAGGGCGAAAGCACGGAGAGCTGAAAGGGAACGAGTTGAGCCGCGTGTTCTACTCCCTGAGACCACTAAGGAAGGAAAGCAAAAAGAGTTGATAGATGCCCTAAACAAGCAACTCGACACTCAGAAGCAATTGAATGAGGAAGCGGCTAAACTCGCTGTTGATTTAGGGAATAGCGGGTCTGACGCGCAGAAGAATCTAGACAAAGGTGCAACGTCCTTAGCGGCATCACTACGGAAGGAATCTAAAGATTTTGTTAAGACGCTCTCGGAAGGCTTAACAGAAACACTGAAGTCATTAAAGACAGAGATAAAAGACACACAAAAATCCATCAGAGAGCAACAGTCAGGATTGAATATTCAAGCCCTAGAACAGGGAATGGCTCGCATCGGGGCGGGAGTCGATTCTAATATTAGTTCTTATGCCGATGTAATTAAGAGTCTTCTCCTCGAACAGGCTAAGGCAAATGAGGATGAGAAAGCCGCTAAATTGAATTTGGCAGATAAGCTCACAAGTATTGAAGAAAGACGACAGCAGCTAATTACAGATAGGCAGAAGGCTATCAATGAGTTCAATCTAGGTATAACCGAAAAGATTGAGGACTTTAAAAAGTCAAATGCGGAAACGATCGCACAATTCAATATTGAGACTCAGCGCAAAATCTCTGCTCATCAGATTGAGACAGCGAAACGTATTGCTGATTACAATACCGCAGTCGCGAGACAAGAGGCTGAGAATGCAGCTAAGGCAGCCAAATCTTCCATGGCCAGTGCGAGTGGCAGTGGCAGTGGCATGACGGCGGCATTCCCCGTCCCCGGCGGGAAACTTACGATGGGTGGGGGTTTATTTGGAAAGGGCAGATATCGGAATGGCGTATGGAAGGAAGGCGCTCATCAAGGACAAGATATCGGCGCGCCAGAAGGCGCTCCCGTCCTCTCCACAGTCGGTGGGGTCATTAAATCCATCTTTGCCCTAGACAAGGCAGCTAACTCATTCGGTATCGTCATCGAACGAGCAGACAAGATGATTGAGCGATACCTACACGTCACTCCTGGCGCAGGTATAGCTCCCGGTGTTTCGGTGAAGGCAGGACAGCAAATCGGCAAGATATCGCCAGAGGATAGCAAATCCCAAGGCACTCACCTACACTACGAAGTTCATTTAGGCGGCAGGGCACTGAATCCCTTAGCTTACCTCAAATCTTTGAAGGCGGGGACGGCCACAGCCTCCACAGCCAGGATGGGAGGGGA